CGACCGCGTACTGCAGGCACGGCTCCCGCACCGGACACGCAGCGCAGATCGCCTTCGCAGCCGCAGCGGTGTCGCCCCTCTCGGGGAACCACCAATCGGTTGGCAACCCCTTGCACGCCGCGTGCTCCCGCCACTCGTCACTCACCAGCACACCTCACCACCCAGAGACTCTCGCCGCTCGAGGCCGGCGACTGCACGTACGACAGCTTCGGCGAGCCGGGGTGGCACTGAGTTCCCGAGCTGCGCCTGGATGGCGGAACGGCTTCCAACGAACTCGAAACCGTCTCAGCGCCGAGATCCATCCCACCAGCTCCGGAGAACAGGCTGATCGCGGGACCGAGGTCGGTGGCAGACAGGAGCCTGGTCGCGAACGGTGCTGCGGCTCGGGTGAGGGTTTTGTCTGCTGAGATGCTTGCGAGCAGTCGCAGCCGCGGGTTATGGTGCTGGCGAGGATTCTCCTCTCCCTCACCCTGAAGGGCGGCCCCCGCAAGTCGGGGGCCGTTCTTCGTTACGGCGGTCATGCTGTCCTCCTCGAGTGTTCAGCTCGCGTTCTCAGCGCGTTGATCGCGCGGTCGCGGCGGCGATGGTAGCGGCTCATCAGCTCGCCGCCCCACACCCCGACCCGAATGTCGTTGGCGATCGCGTAGGCGAGACAGTCGATGCGCACCTGACAATGCTGACACAGCTGCAGTGCCTCAGTCGGCGGGTTCCCGGACGGGAACCACCATTGTGACGGGGTGCCCTTGCACGCTGCTTGATCCTCCCAATCACCGACCATCTCTCACCCTCCTCACCCGACGCTCAGCGATCCGCCGCTTCCGCGACGCGTACATCGCCACCCCACCCCACACACCCATCCGCTCACCAGCCTCGACCGCGTACTGCAGGCACGGCTCCCGCACCGGACACGCAGCGCAGATCGCCTTCGCAGCCGCAGCGGTGTCGCCCCTCTCGGGGAACCACCAATCGGTTGGCAACCCCTTGCACGCCGCGTGCTCCCGCCAATCACCCTCGTCGTTGACGTCCTCCCCGGCGTGAACGCCGGGGCAGCGCTCACTGTTCATCAGCCCCGCCAGACCGACTCCTAGCCGGTTCTCGCCGCCGTCCGCGTGCTCGCATCGACATTTGACCGAGCCGAGGTCGGCTCACCCCAAGTCTCGCAGCGGTCTCATCCCACGAGTACCGCTCAAGCAGCTCGCACGCTGCTGCCGCTCGAATGTCAGCGAGATTCGCGTGAGCGGATCGCAACGCCGACACGGCATCGCTCGCCGCGGTGAACCGCTGCTCCGGGTCCTCGATCGAAGCGATCGACGACAACCACGCCGACAATGCTGGATCAGTTCTCATCTTGGTTCTCCTTTCCTTCGGATGGGTTGGCGAGCCGCTCGAGCAGCTCCGCGGGCAGGTCGGCACGCCGCGCGACCGCGCAGCGGACCACCCAATGAGGGTCGCGGGCGAGCCGCTCGAGCAGCTCCGCGGGGAGGTCGCCACGCCGAGCAGCGAGGTGGCGGTACGGCCACCTCGCGTCGGACGCCAGCCGGGCAGTCGAGGGGGCCTGGCTCATCGCTCGGCCCCCATCATCCGCTCGGCCGCGCGGGCGACCGCGGGGTGCGGGTCGGTTGCGAGCCCGTCGCGCAGGTCGGCGGGGAGCTCCAGCCGCCAAGCGATCGCCTCACGGACCCTGGGGTCCGCGTCCTCGGCGAGCTCGGCGACCACCGCGGCCGGCAGCTCCCGCCGCCAAGCGTCCGGGTCCTCATCCTCGGCGAGCATGCGCACGATGTAATCCGGCAGGTCGTCTCGCTCGGCGAGCTTCGCCTTCTCGACGAGCCTCATCGCTGAGGCGAGCGTGCACTCACGCCAGGTGCCCCCACCGTCGATCGACAGTCTGGCCTCCCATCGCCCCACATCACCAACCCCACGAGAGCGGCGCACCACGACGAGGATCGCCCGCCCGGACTCCGCGGCTTGCCGCTGCCACGACGGCCACGACGACCTCGCCCGATCCTTCACCTCGAGCCCGACCCGTGGGTCGCCGATGTCGATGTCGGTCGCCTGCCGGCCGTCACCGGCGAGCGAACGTCGAGCGTCCGCCCAGCCGTTCTGTCTGAGCCACGCGGCGACCCGCCGTTCGGCGTCAGCACCGCGACGCCTCGAGGATCGCCCGCTCATCGCCGCCGTTCTCGCAGCGCTCGCCTCGACGCTGCGAGACCCTCCTCAGCAGACATACCAGCCTGACGGCCGGATGCTGCGACGATCTCGTCGGCTGTCATCCTTACAAACACCGCTGATGGCAGCAGCCGCACATCCGGATCTCGGGCGAGCTGATGCACCGCGGCCATCACCGCAGCCGCGTCCTCGCGGCGCAGCACACGCCGCCACCGCTCCTCCGCGTCGGCGGACATCGTCCACCTCCGCGCAGCGGCAGTGATGACCCGGTCGAGCTCCTCGTCGGTCACCGACGCACCTCCGGCAGATCATCGACACCGAGCGAACGCAAGAACCGCCGATGCTCGGCGATCGTCGCAGCGTGCTCGACCCTCATGCGGCGCAGCATCCTGGTGGCGGCCTCGATCTGCTCGTCCCGCTCGCGCAGATCACGCTCGGAGATCAACGCGAGCACGAGCGCTGCGATCGTCGCTCCGGTGACGACCCCAGCAGCGAACACGATCCCCCACATGGCTCCTCCTCTCTCATCGACGCAGCAGCGACGCCGTATCGGGATCACCGACAGCCCCTCCGGCTATCGATGTCAACAGACTGACCGCAGCAGCCAACAGCGCCGAGCTCGCAACACGCCGCCAATCGACGTCCTCCACCACCGCAGCGGACACTCCGATGACAGCCACCGCCGCCTGCGCCGCGGTGCGCACCGCACGCTCAACCGCGTCCACCAACCACGCCCGCGAATACCGCTCCATCATCAGACCTCCAGTCGTAGACATCGAACCCGATCGCGTCAGCTCCGAACTCGCGGGCGACCTCGAGCGTTGTCCCCGACCCGGCGAACGGATCCACCACCACATCACCAACACCGACGCCCGACGCCTGCAAGCATCTGCGCACCAGCTCCGGCGGGAACGGCGCAGGATGCCCAGCAGCGCCTCGAGACGGAGCGACATGCCACACCGTCCCCGACTCCACCAGCGCCTCCCACCGCCAGCGATACTCACGCGACTTCGCCAACAGCAGGATCGTCTCATGCGCAGGTCGAGGTCTGCGCACGTGCGACAGACTCTCCGGCCGCTCGACGCCCTTAGCCCAGATGATCTCCGAGCGCAGCAGCCAGCCGTCGTCGATCGCAGCGACAGCGACCCGCGCCGGCACCGCGCACCACGTCCCCGCCGGCAAACCCGTGTCTCCCTGCCGCCACATGCGCCGCCCGGCACGCCGGCCGCCCGCTCGGTAATCGCCGCCGGCGCCCCCCGACCCGGACGCCGTGTCACCGATGACGAGCCACAGCAACCCGGTCGGTCGGAGGATGCGCCGGCATTCGCTGAGCACGCCTCGCAGACCGGCGATGTACTCGTCGAGAGACTGGCCGGCTCCCAACTCGGAGGGGTTGTCGCCGTAGGAGCGCAACCCGTAGTAGGGAGGACTGGTGATGATCACGTCCGCGGACTCATCGGGCAGCGGGATCCCGGTCGTCACGTCATACACCATCAGCATCGGACATCCCCTCCCTCCGTTCAGTCCGGTGCACGGTCGCAGTCGCCCACCGCAGACTCGGAGCGATCTCGTCGGCGACGATCTCCACCTTCGAGCGCTTCTCGCCACTGTCGGTCTCCCAGGACCGCTGGTTGAGCCGACCGACGACCACCACCCGGGTGCCTTTCGTGAGCGACTCGGCGACGTTGTCAGCCAGCTCACGGAAGCAGACCACGTCGAAGAACGACGCCTCGCCTTCCTCCCACTTGCCGGTCTGCTGGTTGCGCCGCCCGCTGTTGATGGCGACGCCGAACGACGCCACGGGCATCCCGCTGTTCGTGAACCGCAGTTCAGGATCGCTGGTCATGTTCCCGACGATCGTCACGGAATTACTCATTCAACTTCCTCCAGCGTCATCTGCCGCCACGACAGCCTTCCTTTTTGATGCCGCCGGTCCCGCAACGCCAGCACATCCTCAGCGCGCAGCAGCCCTCGATGCGTCGTCCGCCGCAGCAGACCGCGTGCGACGTACTGGCCGATCGAGTTGAGCGCCAGCCCGGTCAGCTCGGCTGCTCGACCACGAGAGAACCCCAGCCGCGTCTCGTCGGTGAGGAGCAGCTGCACGGTCCGCCCGGCCGATGACTCCCACCACTGGTCGTCCACGCCGTCGAGACAATCGCCGACCAGGCCGGGCCAGAACGCGTCGATGATCACTCGCGCGGCATCGGGACGTTCATCTCGCAACGCAAGCAGGAGCATGTCTCGACGTTCGGCATTCACCCGATCGAACTCGTCCGGCAGGTTGAACAGCATCTCAGAACTCCTCCTCGAGACAGTGGACATGCGCGGGTCCGGTCGGTGTCTTCCGCGCCGACGCGCCGGCGAGCGACGCGCCGCACACGGTGCACGCCGGCGCCACATCACGGGCCCGCGACTGTGGTGCAGCGGCGCCAGGAGAGACCGTCCGAGCTGGTGCCTGTGCGGATGCGGCTTCGCCGTCGTCATCGTCACCGCTCGCCGCGAGACCGAGTGCAGCGAGCAGCGCGTAGCGGCGGTGGTAGGTGATCGCCGAGCCAGTGGCTCGAGCGTCACCGCCGGCGGCGAAGCGAACGCGACCGAGCTGCATCGTCTCCCCACTCCGATGCACCAGCAGCACGCTTACGGCGAGCTGGTCATCCTCACATGACTCGATCGGAGTCAACGCCACAATCCCATGCTTCGAAAGCACCGCCCTCGAAATACGCACAACATCCGCCAAGTCCGCGTAGCGGTAACTGAAGCTCCCGCTCTTCGTCGGAATCGTCGCTGAGCGGTCAGCCGACACGACCGACAACTCAGACAGCGCATCGACAAGAGCTGCTCTCAACTCGCTCATCGTTCTCTCCTCAGTCTCGCTCATCTCACCACCACCCTGGCCCGACCAAGCTTCGTCTCGCACCACTCGTCCGGGTCGAGACCCATCGCTCGTAGCGCTGTCGCCCGCCACCCCAGCGACGGGGTGACAGGCATGACACGCTCGATCACCTCGGTGACCCGCTCGACGATCTCCGGGCCCGACGGGAGCTCACCCGTGCCCTCCGGATCGACCGAGCGACGGATCACCGTGCGCAGCAGCTCATCCGACTGCCACGCACGCCGCTCCACTCCCCGCCTGCGTTCCAGGATCGGCAGACCGTCGACCTCGAGCCGCTGCGGCATCACCTCAGCCAGTCGATCCTCGACCGTCTGCGCCACGTCCCTCAACCGGCGGATCACGTCTGCGAGCTCGACGTGCGCAACAGCCAGCGCTTCCACATCGAGACTTTCGGCAGTCTCGATGATGATGCGCTCGACCTTGTCGACCTCGGCGGTGAGCGCGATGAGCAGCTCAGAACGGCTCATCGGCGTCTCCTCCAAGGTCTGCGAGCGCCGCTCGCAGGCATGAGAGCGCGTCGTCGAGCCGAGCCGCGACCGAAGGTCGCCTATACACGGCTGAGAGGCCGACAGCCGCGATCGCGTCGCGCGCCTCCACGAGCCGGGCTCGCGCCTCCTCCTCCCAGCCGCTCCCGTCGATCAGTGAGCGGGCGGCGGTTGCGAGCTCACGCGAGCGCAGCCCCACCGCGGGATCAGCGACACGCTCGCCGACCTGATCGAGGAGATCAGCCGCGTGCCGCAGCTCCGCGGTTACGTCGAGATCATCACGGGGCACCCAGCTCATCGTGAGACCACCCCGAACGCTCGACAGCCGACGACCCGACCGTCGTCATCCCGGACGACGTCAGCCGGGTACACGAGGTCGTCGCGGCGGATCGCCTCCGCCGCCAGTCGTGACACGACCCACACGGTCATGGGTCGCGCCGGCGGCACGTCCACCGGGTCGCCCAACCGCTCCACCAGGAGCGGCACCCCGGCGAACTCGCCGGCGTCGAGCACCTCGACCTCCATGGTCTCCTCTCCTCTCTGGGGCGGTCCCTCCGCCCCGTCAAGGACAGGATGACACACGGGGCTCCGGCGGTCAAGCCCCCCGCGACAACCTTAACGGGATCGCAACACTCGGCAGTCAGCGGACCTCGGCCAGCGTCTCGATGATCGCCGACCCGTCCCTGTCGGTCTGATCCTCGACGCCGAGGAAGCGCAGCAGCCGCACCTGCTCCATCGACGGGACGCGGTGCCGGAGGATGCCCCAACACAGCCAGATCCCCCCGTCCTTGTCTCGCAGCAGCACCTTCTTCTCCACCATCACCTCCTGTGTTGGGTCCCATCGTCCTGACGCGATCACCGCCGACAGCGCATCGCCAGGACACGCAGTCTCGCCAGGATGCGCCGGCGAGTCGCGATGCCCGATCACCGGCACCGGCCGGCCAGCCCTCCGCCGCCCCTCCGCCACCAGCCAGTCGATCGCATCGAGCGCAGCCTCCGACGGCTGCTCGAGGGAGCCGAGCCAGCAGATCGACCACGACTGACCGCCGAGACCACGGGTGGCTCCATCAGCTCGCTCCCAGCCACGACCCTCCCACACCGTCCCGCTCTGGCCCACCAGCCAGCTATACGCGATGTCCGACCAGCCACGGGCCCGATGATCCCTCGCGATGCTCTGCACCACCCGCCGCTCAGCATCCTCACCAATCGGCGCGCTCCCGCCCCCGACGTAGTGCACAACGATCCAGCGCACCGCACCGATCGTCATCATCGGAGCATGCGACGCACCAGCCCCCCACTTCGCCCGCAGCATCACGCCCATGCGCCGATGCTACCCGCGATCAACCACGGAGACCGCCCCGCCCCGCCGGCGCCCAACGCGACAGCGCATCCACCGCAGCAGACACAGCGTCCACCTGATCATCGTGATCCCCGCCAGGGAACACCCCGACCTCCGCCGCGAAAGACTCCCACCACCCGCCGGCCAACCGGCACACCCGCCCCTGCTCGACCGCCGCAGCCCACACCTCCGCCCTCGTCACCTTGTCCTCCCGCGGACGACGCGCCTCCACATGCCGCAACCCGGCGCGCCGCACCTCAGCGGTGATCATCGACGTCGCCAGCCGCGACTGCGACCCAGGCTCCTCCTCGATCACCCACCGCACCGCCGCACCCAACACCTCCGCATCCGATCGCGCCACCCTCGCCACAACCGACAACGCCTCTTGCGCATCAACCCGCCACCTGCGCACCTCCTCGATGCACCACGCTCCTCGCACTGCAACACCAGCGACATCCACCGTTGCGTCAGGATCGAACGCGACTAGCGCGCACGCCAGCCAGTCAGGATCGGCATTCTCATCCGACACTCTCGTCGTCGCCCAATCCCAACCGCGCACACGACACACATTCCGCCCACCCCACCTGCTCGTCACCCTGATCGAGGTCGGGTCGATCATCCCACCACCGAGCTCGACTAGCCGGCCCTCGATCTCCTGGTCGGCGAGCCGTGTCCCCTGCCAGCGGCCCAACAGATCAGCGAGATAGTCCGCCGGGAGGTTCGCGGCGTTCTCAAGCGTCGAACCGCGCGTCAGCACGATCGACGGGTCTCCAGCTTCGACACGCCGCAACCAGTCCCGCACGATCGGCACCGGCCGCGGAGTCGTCGTCCACAACGCCCGCCCGTCACGAGCAGCACGCAACGCGAGCAGAGCGTTGTCCACCACGCCGACCCCGACCTGATCGCGGCGGTCAGGCCAAGCCGCCACCTCATCACCCCAGATCGTGTCGAGCTCGGGACCGCGCAACTCGTCCGGCTCCTGAGCCGTCACACCGATCACGTGCGCGTCGCCGACATGCACGACAATCCGCGGCGACATCGTCAACCGCACCGGCAGCCCACGCCGCTCCGCGACGGACACCAGCCCAGACTCACCGCGGATCATCACATCGAGCACGTCGACGTGTCTGCGCCCGATCAACGCGACACGCCGCGCCCCCCCTTCAATCCGGTCGCAAACCCACTCGGCGCCGGCACGAGTCTTCCCGAACCCGCGACCGGAGAGGATCACCCACTCCCGCCAATCACCGGCTGGTTCCCGCTGCGCTGGTCTCGCCAGCCACCTCCAATCACGCAGCACGGCTTCAGGGCCGCCAGCGGCAGCAAGTCTGAGATGCAGCTCATCGTCAGGCAACAACGCGAGCCGCTCAAGCGGACTCAACCGATCGACATCGAGGACCATTCGTTCACCCGTCACCGGACGGCAGCTCGAGTCTCCGCCGAATCTCCTCGATCCGCAACGAGAACACCTCCATCGGGTCAACCGCCTGGACTTGTACGGGCCCGCCGCCAGCTCCGGTTACCTGCACGTTGCGCTTGTCCATCCACCGGTCGGGTCGGCGGTTGTAGAGCCACACCTGTTGGGCGACAACGTTCCCGTTGACCGCAGCCTGGAACAGAGCGGATTCGACCTCATCGCACGCGAGGTCTTCGGCGTAGGCCACTTCTGCAGCGAACTGTTCATCGTTCTTCATGGCACGCCACACGGTTGCCCGGTGGACGCCGCAACCTCTCGCCGCCGCAGAACGCGGCACCCCCTGCGCCACCAGCTCAAGGAACTTGGCGCGGCGGCGAGCGTCGAACTCGCGATGAGGCGACCCGAGCAGATCGCCGCCAGTCGACGCCGGCTCGATCTCGGTGTGCTGCTTCTTCTCTGCCATGACTTTCAGCCCCAATGTCACCCACTAGACAGACACAGACCACGTGATCTCCACCTCACCACGCACCGACAACACCGCCGTCGCCGGCACCAGAAAACCCGTCCACGACGCAGGAGACCCAGAACCCGTACCGCCACCGAACTCGACCCCGTCCGCGTCATAGCCACGAACCCACCACTCCCCCCACGCGAACACCGTCATCTCCCAGTCGATCGTGATCGCCGACCCAGCCGACACCACCACGACATCCACCCACTCATCCGACACGACCCGCATTGGCTGCGTCGCACCATGAGCACCACCCTCAAGCGCTGCCACACGCTCCTCAAGACCACCAACAACATCACGCGCATCACTCATGTCGGCGGCGGCTCCTCCAACGCAACAGGCGGAGCGCCGAACTCCACCTCAACAACAACACCCTCCGGACGCGCGGTCTCAACCACCTCCAACACCGTGTCCTCCTGATCCACCCCCCACAACGGGGCACGCACCCGAACCACATCCCCAGGCCAACACAGCCGCACAAGCTCGGCAGCGAACCCCGGCCTCAACACCCACTCCGTGCGCGAGACACCGACACGCCCCTCATCGACCAGCCGAGCAGCCAAAGCCCGCATCGTCTGCGCATCCGGCACATCACGCCTCGACACCGCCACCTCCATCGCCGGCCTCGAGGACGCATCAGCCGCCACCTCCGTCACCCTCCCACCGGCATCACCCCACCACCCATCCACCAGCGTCCGCTGCCCGGTGCCATCGCGAGTCAACGACACCAACTCCGCTGTCACACCATCCTCGACGATCACACCAGCCAACACCGGCGACGACAGCCAATCCGTCTCCACCCGCACCACCACCACCCCGCTGTCGAACACCGGCACCAACCGCCACCGCACACCATCACGCACACGTGCCAACTCCAACACGGCATCCAGCACAGACGTCGCGTCACGCCCTTCCCACGTGCGAGACCGCACAACACTCCCCGCGACGATCGAACTCGTGTCGAGACGCACCGACCCACGAGTCTTCCGCTGCCCGAGATCCAGCAACACCCTGAGAATCTCCTCCTGCGGCCTGTTCCGAACGATCAGATCACCGCGGATCACACGCCACGCCATCATCGACAGCGGATCACCACAGTCAACCCGCCACGTCGACGCCTGCCGATCCAACTGGACCCGCCAGATCACCCCGAACCACGCAGGCACACCCGCACGCAACACCAACAGCGAATGCTCCACCTCACGCACATCCCACGGTCGGCGATCCGCCGCGACGACCGACATCGAACCAGGAGCTGCGATCCTCCGGCGAACACTCAACTCCGACACGCGCAGCTCGTCGATCACCTCGCCCGTGGTCGTACGCACCAACAACACCCGATAGTCGGCCGGCTTGAACATCACGCGTTCCCAGCCCCAGGCAACGGAACGTCACCGACACGGAACCACGTGCAGCGGATCTCCGAGATCGTCTGCGCGGAGCCGGCCTCGGTGCACGCCTGCCAGCGAATCTGATCACCAGCGTTCAACGCCACGAGCTGCGACGTCACGACCCCTCTCGTCGGGATGCTCGCCGGGCAGCGCACCGCGTTGTGGCAGATCGTCGAGCTGTTCTGCACGATACGCAGATGCAACCAGGACGTGCTTGTCGCGGTCCACCGCGCAGCGAACGACAGCACATACAGCCCAGCCACAGCGACCGTCGCCATCGACCCGCCCGCATACACCGACCTCAGATCGAGATCGCGAGTCATCCCGGTCATGTACGCACCCGAGTGACCCCAGCCAGATGAACCGTTGGAGCTGGCATCCCACCCAACGGTTTGCGACGACTTCGACAACCGCAACGAGTCACGGACCGGACCAAGATCACTGATCCTCCACCGACGATCGGTGATCTGCACGTTCGTGATCGACGTGTCCGACGCCGGCACCAACACCTCCGCGAGCACCAGCGCGTTATCCGGCGGCGCCGGCGGAACAGGAGACGGAGCAGGAACACCAGACACCGCTACGAGCTCCCACTCACGCCCGACCCCCGCATAGTTGTCATCGATCACGACAGCGCAGACAAGGTCACGACGCGCATACGTCGAATCCGCCGGTTCAATACTCACCTCGGTCGCCGATCGAAGATCGACACCATAACCACCTTGCCCCGCCACCACACTCCCAGGCACCCAAGCACGGCCCGGCGCGACAGTGACCGACATCCCCGGCGGACTCGACTCTGTCACCCGCAGCGACCCGCCGTCGTACACCCCGCCTTTGTCGGTCGGGTGCGCGAGTTCCATCGCTCGGCGCACCAACTCCGCCGAGTGCATCTCACCGTCGATGAAGATCGGAGGCTGTTCCATGTCTCACCACCAGGCGTCACGCCAGACAACAGTCAGTCTGGCTTCCGGGTCGTACACACCATTGTGGCTCCACACGATCCGGTTCATGCCCGGTCGCAGCTCGAACCACGTCGATGACACATCCACGCTCGCTACACGCGACGCGCCATCCAAGCGCACCGTCCGCTCGAGCATGTCGATCTCCAAGACGCTGCCGGCATCCACCTCGACATCAACCCCAAACGTGTCACCGTTGCAGGACACGACGGGGTGGGAGACGGGCCCAGCGATGCACACCAGCGGCGGACTCGCAGTCGTCCCCCGGTTCTCGATCAACAGCACCTGCGCATCCACAGTGGCGAACGTCAACGGCGCTTCGATCGGGGCGATCACACCAGCAGTGCCGTCGCCACGCAACCGGATCGACGCCGTGTGCTCCACCCACGACCACAACCGCGGATCAGTGCAACGCAACTGGATCGTGGCTGCCGCTCGGCTCGAACGGCCGATGCGATCACCGTCAATCTCGCATCGTCGAGGCCGCGCCCACACAACCAGCGGTTCCCCCTCGATGCACACCCCCACAGGCACATCAACGCTGCGAGGGGCGCACACGGCGGCGAGCTCGCGGGTCAACAACCACGCTTCCTCCGGTGAATCACCCAACACCCACAACGGGATCTCGATGTCACGCCAACCGGCCGAGTCGCCAAGCGCCCAACCGCCAGGCCTCGTGAGAGACTCGACATCCGACGAGCGCACCTCACCGAATCCCAACCCGCGAGGAGCGGCCCGCAACGGCAGCTTCGTGCCACGTCCGAGCACTCGACCGTCGATCACGATCTGCCAACGAGACGGCGGCGCTGTCGATGACGGGATCCCGCTCATGCCACCCTCATCTTCACACGCAACCACCAATCGAGCTCGTCGACAGCGGATCGGGCGTCACCGCCGAACTGCACCGGCCCCGCGAACACGATGCTCTGCGACCGTCGAGCTGCCATGTCGGCAGCCAGCGGAACAGCAGGGATGAGCGGCGTCAGATCAGACGGCATCGACTCCTCGACACCAACCCGGAACCCGTCCCCGATGCTGCGACCGATCGAGCGCATCACCGTCGACGGGGACCGGATCCCGAACGCGTTCTTGAGCCCACCGACGAATGCGTCTCGCACGTCACCCATCCAGCCGGCGACGTTGCCAAGCGCAGACTTGATCCCCTCCCACAACCCGCGCAGCACGTCACCGCCGAGGTCTCGCAACCAGTCCGCGGCGTTCCCAGCCCAACGCCGCAGCTCGCCGGGCAACGCGGCGATGAAGTCCCTCAACCTCACCGCGACTTCGAGCAACCTGCCAGGCAACTGGGAAGCAGCGTCGCTCACCCACCCGATCAACGCCGGCACCAGCGACGCCGCCCAACCGATGAGCCGACCGGCCAGGTCGAACACCCAAGCAGCGATCGCTGCTTGCAGCTCAGCGAGCTTGCCCGGCAACTGGAGCAGCGTCTCACCGAACCAGCCGAGGATCGCACCAGCAACCTCGACCCCTCGGTTCACCAGCCACGGCAAAGCTGCGCTGTAGACCCACACTGCGAGCGATCCGAGCAGCTCGGCGAGTTTGCCTGGCAGCTCGTCACGCACCCACGCGAGACCGTCGAGCAGCGACTGCCACAACCCGGAGAGCATCTCACCGGCACGCTCCCAATCACCACCAGTCAACGCGGCGAGGAACTCGGCGATCCACCCGACAACAGTCTCGATCGCCGGGACGAGCGACTCAACCAGCAGCGCAGCCCACTCACCGACCCGCTCCACGATCGGCACGATCAACGGCAGCAGCACCGACAATCCCTCGCTCACAAGTCTCGTGATCGCCGGCAGCAGCGGAGCGATCGCCACGACGAGATCGGCTGCCGCGTCGATCAACGGGAGCAGAGCGTCCAGCAGCTGCGGGAGGATCGGCAACAGAGCTTCGACGATCGGCACAGCGGCCTCGGCGAGCGCCATGGCGAGCTCGGCGAGCACTGGAGCGAGCGCACCAGCGATCCGAGACACGAGATCTCCGATGACCGGCAGCAACGGAGACAGCCCTTCGAGCAGCGCTGCGATCGCGGGCATCACAGCAGCCGCGACCGTCCCGAACGCGTCGAGGAACAGGCGCGCGAACTCGGCCACGTGCGGGAGCACCGCTGCGATGATCGGAGCGACCCTCCCCAGCAGATCAGCGATCACTCCACCGAGCGACTCGAGCACCGGTGTCAGCGACGGAAGCACAGCGCCCAACACCTGGACAACACCAGCGACCGTCGAGGCGAGCGCAGGCCCGATCGACGAAAGCAGCGACGTCAACTGACCGCTGATCCGCTCAAGCAACCCACCGCTGGTGAGCTGAGCGACCACAGGCGCCATCGCATCCGCAAGACCGATCGACAGTGTGTCCTTCAACGTCGACATGAGCCCTGCAAGAGACTTGGACTGGGCGTCCATCATCCCTGCGACCTTCTGCATCGCAGGGCCGGCTCGCTCGGCCAGCGCCGCCATCAAATCGTTGACTCGCACCTGCCCCTTCGCAACCATGTCCTGGGCGGTGGCGACATCGACTCCGAGCTTCGCAGCGAGCGCATCCCACGCAGGGATCCCTGCCTCGGCGAGCTGCAGCATCTCCTCCCCGCTCACCTTGCCTTTCTGCTGCATCTGCGTGAGCGCACGCACGGCTTGCTCGATGCCTTGACTGCCAGTGCCCATGGCCGACGTCGCATCACCGAGCGCGGTCATCAGCGGGATGACACGATCGGCTTCGACACCGACAGCGATCAACCGCGACGCCGCTTCTTGCAAACCGGCGAACTCGAACGGCGTGCGCGCAGCGAAGTCGCGCATCTCTCGGATGAACGCGTCAGCCTGCTCCGCGGAACCGAGCAACGTGGTGAACCCGATCTGGGCCTGCTGCATGTCCGCCGCGACACGCAACCCGAATCCGCCGGCGCCGACCATCGCCGAGCCGATCGCCGCCGCAGCCATCCCAGCCGTCTTGGCCAACCCACCAAGCGCACCACCGATGGACCGCTCAGCGTCCGCAGCGAACGCGCTGGTGTCCGGGCGCACCCGCAGAAACAGCTCGCCGATCACCCCCATGTGATCTCACCTCCAGCGGCGATGATCGCAGCGACACGCTGTTCACGGCGGCGCTTCTCGCGATCCTCCGCGGGCATCGACAACAGCTCGTGCGTACCCGCCGGATCGTCAGACGACTCCACGATCATCGTGTGCACCACATCGAGCAGATCCGACAGTCGCAGTCGAGCAGCTGGGATGCCGACGCGCATCAAGCAGCGGCCGTTGACTAGCGCCCAGTCCGAACAGGCAGCCGCCATCAGCCCGATGGCGGCGTCGTAGGGCGCCCGGTTGATTCCTCCACGATCCACTGCACGATCTGCGTCACATCGTCGATCGACCATCGATGATCGATCATCACCCGCTTCAGTCGAGCCCACTCCGAGCGGCCGAGCACCGCAGCGAAGAACTCGCTCAACGCGCTGAACGCGGTGACAGCAGGCTGGTCGGACGAGTCCTCGACCGCTGCCATCTCCGCCAACGCGATCACAGCGATCTGCGGGATCGGCTGCGGAACCTCGAACCGCTCCCCTTCAACCTCGAACACGAGCGGCTCTGCATCGGCCTGCGCCGCACGCGCTGCTTCGAACCTGCGCATCACACCAACGCGTCCGGCGAAGAGATGACCTTGAACAGCGCCGCACCGGCCGGCTTCTCCAACCGGAACTCGACAGCGAGCAACGCCTTGTCCGGGGCCTTCTTGCGCGCCAGCTCGATCGCGCCGCGGTTCACAGCTCGACGGAAGATCCAGCGTGCACCCTCGGGTGTGTCGAGCAGCAGCATGTACCGCTGCTCACTCCCAGGGGCAGGCGGCTCGAACGTGTCACCGCCGACGTAGCCGGTGCCTGCACCACCCCATGCGCCGAATGCGATCTCGAGGTTCCTCAAGGTCGCTTCGGCCATTGCGAGACTCAGTGTCGCCGTTGATGTCGTGATCTCGTTGCGGACAGGGTCGACCTCCTCGGCGACATACACGTCCTCAGAACCGACCTCGTATTTGAAGGTCGATCCTTCCTCCGTGTAGCCGACTTGTTCGAAGTCGTCAGGATCGGGCGCGGCTGACGCGGTCGTTGGTTCTATGACACCGGCGAGACCGATCCACAGTCGACCGGGCCCGATCGAGATGGCCAGCGGGTCATTCGGCATTGTCGCCTCCTGTCATGAGTTCCACGGTGATGGAGCGGGTCACGAGCCGGTCGCCCTCGACCAAGAGGACGTCCGACACAATCGTAATCCCCCAGCACGCCAGCGTCGTCGTCAGCATCGTTCGCCCTTTGATCGACCGCAGCAGCGCCTTCAGCGCAGACGCCCGCTCAGCAGTCACAGCCTCCGATGACGACGACACGTCGAGTTGCACTAGCGGTCTCTCAAGAGGTGCGTCGCCGCGATCGTCGCCACCGCCGATGCGGTGAATCACGATCGCTGGTTCATCGCCGGCTCTGCGATGACTCGTCGTGATCCGCTCTGGGAGCACATCGAGCGGAACAGCCATGCTCCGCAACCATGACCGCAGCGCCAGAGTCGGATCATCGGACATTGCGCACCGCCTTCACAACAGCTCGACGGATGAACCCGCGTTTGCGCGGATGTGTCGCCTCGACGAACACCGCGTACTCGACGTTCGAGCCGATATCGACGAACACGCCTTGAGCGTCCACCCCACGGCGATGGTGGATCGATGCTCGCAACCGTCCGGTGTCCACCGGTGATTCGCGGCGAGCGTCGCTCACAGCGACGAGCCCGACACGATCGAGCCGGCGCGCGACGGGCCCCATCTCACCTGCGAGAGCTTCTCGCAACGCCCGTCGATTCCAGCGGATCACTCCCACGCCGCAGCCTCCACCACCACATGGGACACACCTGGCCCGGTCACGGGACGCACAGCCGTCACCCGCCACAACAGTCCGGCAGGGTCGACGAGCACATCCCCCGGTTCCGCCACCGTCGCGGGACACACCACCCGCACCTGTCTGCTGCCGGTCCCCTCCTGCCACTCCACCGAGACCGTGGACGCGTGACGGCCCTTGATCACCTCGAGCGTCTCAAGCGTCGCCGGTTCCAGCGGTTCACTGCGCGTCTCCCGACACACCTGCCACTCGGTCGGCCACGGGATCACCGACACCTCCACGCCCTCAACGCGTGAGACGCCCCTGGCAGCAGCGAGTCGATCAGCTCCCCTGGCGGCACAGCGAACTGCACGGACAAGTCTCCAGCCGACACGGTCGACGCGCCCACCGGCACACGCGTGGCGAGAGTCGTGTCGAGCAGCTGCGACGCCAACTCGCAGATGACCCGCTCAACCGTCGCCGGAATCGTCGTCGCAGTCCAACCGCCCTCGTAGGTGATCTGCACTCTCATGTGATCACCTCATCGAGTCGACGGTGGATCGCCTCGATCTGCGATTCGACTCGACCGAGCCTGTCCCGCATGCCAGCGAGCTCAGCTGACCGCCACGCGGCTTGGGTTTCCTCGACAGCCATGTGAGTGACGAGCTGTCGATCCAGAGCGGTGATCTGCGCTTGGAGCTGGTCGATCCCGGTGAGGACGCGACGCATGAGCCACGCCAACGCGCTGACCACAGCAGACAGGAGCGTTCCCGCGGCGACAGCTACGAGAGGATGCGCAGACCAACTCATCACGAGAACCCGTCATAGATCGGCACGTACCCGACGAGCGCCCCGGAGGGGTCGTACACCTCCATCACTTGCACAAGCGACCCGACACCAGTCGCAACAGCTCGCGCGTCCGTCGCGAGACCGGACGGGGCGACAACCCGCCCGTCCACGAGACTCGCGACGGACACTCCGATGTCTCCGACCCAGATCTTCTGCTCCATCAGATCTCGGAGATGACGTCCCCAAAAGGTGGCCGGCACCGGGATGTCTCCAAGATCGTCGGACACCTCGACACGCAGTTCGCTGATCGACGCTGAAGCCGACAGCTCGACCTGATAGCCGGCGACAGCCGCGTGTGTGACCGACAAGCGCGGCATGTTCTCTGCAGGCTGCAGCGGCACACCAGACAGGATGATCCCTGTTGCGGTGACGATCCTGGCGACCTGCGACTTGAGCCAGATCTCCAGCGTCAACGGCCACCACTCCGGTGCGATCGCAACACCAGGAGACTCGCCGATGCTCGTCACAAGGAACACTGTCGGTTGCCCACTGATCGATCGGCACTCGACGAAGATGTTCGTGCCGCTGTCGAGGTCGACGCATCCGAACGAAGCGAGCGCGTCGTTCATCTCCTCACCGGTCACTGTCGCGGTCGCGGTGACAGCGACCATCCGCTCATGCAACTGCGGAACGCTCGACAGGCTCCGCTTCCCTCCAGCAGACGTGTCACTGCCGAACCTGACGACACCGTCGTGCACCTGCGCCAGCGCATACGGCGCGATCGATTCCCACGGCTCCGGCAGCGGCCCGTTCGGCAGAGTCGAGATCTGCGCGTCCCACCACGTGAACCGATGCCTGTCTAGACGAGCGTCGATCGCGGCGAGACTGTCAGCGAGTCCGGTGATCGCATCGATCGGGTGAGCGTCGACAGCGTCCCGACCGGTCAACGAGTTGTGATCAGTGACCGTCACACCGCCGATCGCCGGGAGATCGAGCCACGGTGTCACACCGTCACCGATGCGCAGCTCCCGCGTGTCCGACGCCCAACCAGGCTCACCAGCGGCGAGCACAGGGTTACGCGCCGCCCACAACTCTGAGGTGCCGCGCCGCAACCGGATCGTCCGCACAACACTTGTCACGGTTCACCCCCGTCGATCTCGGTGATCAGCGTCGCCACACACTCGGGACTATCGCTGGCGATCTCCACCGGCGACAACTGCACCCACCCCTCCGGCGGTGCGGTGACAGGCGTCGCGGCAGGGCGCGCCACCCCGTCCACCACAACCACGTGCTCCGTGTGCACACCGTGTTCCAACGGCCGGCGCAGATACTCGGAGACAAGCTGTTCGGCTTGCGTGATCGCAGCGGCGACGACGTCATCGTCGGGTTCTGTCCGACCCGTTATCTCACGCCAACGCTCAACCGTCACCAGCATCAGGTGATGCCTCCGGCTCATCGACCGGCGGGCTCATGTCCGTGACGTCTGGCGCTGCGATCGACGTCGTTCGGGTGCGTTTCGCAACGGTCGTTGAAGTCGGTACGACGATCCCGCGGGGAGTCTTGCGTGCGTTCTTCAGGCGGCCGGCAATGTGCTCCGGGATCGGGTCGCCTGGCGCGCACACCAGGCGACCCCCCATCCAGATCCGATCCTCCGCGATCATCTGGTCGCTCATGACAGCGCCGTCTCGATGATCGCATCGGGCCGGTGCACCGCGAGAGCGATCCTGCATTCGGCGACGATCGCCACCCTGTTCGTCGTGAAGAAGTCGGCGTGCTGGTTGCCGAGCCGCACGGTCGTCGCCTGGCGATCGAGGATCGTCGCGGCCAACTGGAAGTCGGCGACGATCGCGGTGCCGGCGGGCACCACCGACGATCTCACGACCGGCACACCCCACAGCGACTGGGGCGCCGCGCCGAACGGCAGCCCGGCGGAGCCGACAGCGTCGAACTGGTTCGCGTGCCTCGTCGTGACCGCCTGCCAGAAGTCGACCGGGTTGATGAGCACCCCGTTCGGGATGCCGCCTGCGGCCTCGACCTTTCCGATCGCGAGCCCGATCGTCGTGACCGCATCCGACGTGAACGTCTGCGAGCCGATGCCGGTGGTGTTGAGCAGACCACGCAGCTGCGGCGGTGTACCCGACCCGGAGATGACCTGCCGCTCTACGGCGAGGTCGACCAAGTACCTGAGCCGCCGGTCGACGTAGCCGGCGAGGGTTGGTGCGTCGTCGAGGATCTCGGTGGTGACAGGCACCCACGCTGCGATCTTGCGAACGGGCGCGTCCTGCAGATCCCACGCCATCGACGCCTCTGGCTTGGCTGCACCCTCAGCGACCGGGGCGGCGTCGGTGTCGCCGGCGTGCGACTCGACGATGAACGGCACCGAAGCGAGGGTGGTCGGGATCACCGGGATGAGGTCTCGCACCCACAGTCGTCGTTCGGCGGGGCGCGGCGGCTGTGGTTCACCGGGAGGGACAAACGCTCCCCCGGTCGAGCTGTCCACGTCGTCGCGGGTGAGCAGACTGCGCTGGTAGACGAGTTCGATGCTGCGACCGGCGAACCCGCCGACCGCGGCGAGGTAGCGGTCGTCAGAGGCGACGGTCTCGCCGAGCGAACGACGTGTCGGCATAGAAGCTCTCGTCGCGACAGCCGGCGGTGACGCGGGTGAAGGCGTCGGGATGTCCGCGCGGGCCCATGCGGCTGCGACTCGATCCCAACGGTCGATGAACTCGATCGCCGATCGAGCGTCAACCGGGTCGACGTCGTCCCGGCGGTTGAGGCCGGCGAGGTAGTCGCCGGCGGCGCGGAGCCCGTCGACGACATCAGCGAGACTCGGGTTCTCAGGGAGCTCGTGTGTGAATGGCATCTGTCATCTCCTGGTGAGGGTGAGCGGCGACCAGGCGTGTGCTCTGATCTCAGCGGCGGTCATGGTGTCTCTCAGGTCGGTGATCTGAGCGCCGGGGACCGCCCCGGCGATCACCAGCGACAGTTCCAAGATTTCGATCTCGGTGAACCGGTTGCCGTCGCTGGCAAGCTCACGGAATCCGATGCTCACATCGGTGAGCGTCCCGGACTGGATCTGTGCGATGGCTCGTGACACGAGCGGGACCGCGTTCGGGTCGTCGAGCCGGCAGGTGAGGGTCAACGCTTCTGCGGTGTCGGTCCATCCGATACAGCGGCCGATGGGTTCAGCCCAGTCGTGCGCCCAGCACATCACGGGGAGTCGACGTTCGAGTGCTGCGGTCGCGCAGCCTGGTGTGAAGATGGTGCCGTACGAGTCGACGACGTCGTAGCGCAGCGCTCGCGCGGTGATGGTGCGCGGGTCGTCTGCGCTCGGTGTGAGAGGCGCAGCTCGGGTTTCGATCACGCTCATGATGTTATGGGTCGATGAGGGCGCGGATGGTGCATCGACAGTTGATGGTGTTCTCGGGTGACCCGTTCGGGTCGCCGGGGTAGGCGAGGAGTTCTCCTCCGACGTCGAACCGCCCGTTCGGTGGGATGCGTTGCCCGTCGACTTCACGGTGGTCGGGGCGGGTGCGCTGGTCTCTGGTTGACACCCATTCGATTTCTTCGACGAGGCCGGCTGCGGCGCCGGCGTCGAGCACCGCCCTGTAGCTGTGGTTGTGCGCGGCGATGACTTCAGTTCGGGCGACGGTCTCGGCTCGGTTCGCCCAGGTGACGTCGAAGAGGTGGTCGATGCGGGCGGCGAGCTGGTCGACGCTTTCGCCGAGTCGGACGCCTTCGGCGAGCTGATCGGCGATCGCGGTTGCGGTGGTGTCGGTGATGGTTGCGGCGAGGTGTTCGGCTCGGTCGGTGATGATCCGGTCGACGGCTGGGAGCATGATGTCCCACGCGAGGCCGATGTCTGCGGCCGCTGCTTGACCAGCGACCATGACGGTGGTTTCAATCACAGGCTCGAGTGTTGTGCGCGTCCGCTCGAACCAGAAGCTGGCGTCGAAGAGTTGGCTGGTGTCGGGTGGGGTGACGCGCAGGGCCCGCCGTCCGCGGTTGCCGGTCAGCCGGTCGATGATCGACCGGTGTTGGTCTGCGAGGAGATTCTGAGCGCGGCGGAACATGCTGCGTTCGAGTCTGGTGACGCGCTGGTTCATCGCGCGCCAGGTCGTGTCGGCGATGCTGCTGCGGTTGCTGTCGCGGCGTTGAGGAGGGGTGGTGTCGCGTTGCCGGGTTGCGGGTGGGAAGCCAAGGTCGATGCGGGCTTCGTCGACGGTGACTAGTCCGCTGTTGACTGCTGCGATCGCGTCCTGGACGTCGGGGAAGCGTTTGGTTGTGAGCACGTCGATGCTGGTCGTGTCGGGCTCGCAACGCCAGCGGTCGTCGCGGATGAGCTGGACGGTGACCGCGTCAGCGAACCCGGCCGCGATCGGCGCGATCGTCGACCGCCAGTAGTTGCGCATCTCCTCACTGGCGTTGCTGAATGTTCTCGCGCTGGCGTCGTGCACGCGGCTGAGCGGCACGCCGAGCGCAGCGCACACCTGTCGCGTTGCTTGCTCGATCCTCACGGTGGCGAGATTGTCGCGGTGACTGACGCCGAGCGGGTGGATCGCCACCGCGTCCCTCGCCGGGGCACCGTCCGGTGAGGTTTCGACGAACGCGGTGCTCCCAGCGTTGTCGGGGCCGCCGTGCCGGCGGAGGAACTCGGCACGCCACGCGTCTCGAGCTTCGATGTCCGCGAACGCCTCGTGCACGACGAGCATCGAAGGTCGAGCGTCGTTGCGCAGAAACGCGCTGTCGAACTGCTGTTGCAGGCGGATGATCTCGATCGGCAAACGCGCCGCGATCAACAGCGGTTCGGGAGTCCGCCAGTCCTGCGGCGACGGTCGATGCCACCACATGATCTGCTCCGGTGACAGGCGTTGAACACCGCTGGCGGTCGCGACATCGAACGCTTCCCACCAGCCGCCACCGGATGAGTCCACCACCGGTTGCACCGTCGACGCTGGCAGCGGCCACAACGCGGCTGGAACACCTCGACCGTCACGGGTCACCTCCACCGCCGCCGCACCCCACAACACCCACTGCTCCACCAGCCACGCGACCAACTGGCGGGCCGTCGCCCCAGGATGAGGGCCCCCAGGTGGCGGCGACAACAACATCGCCACAGGATGCGACTCCACCGGCGCCCCGTCACGACCCACCACCCGCAACGGCACATTCGCCACATCATCCGCAATCGCACGCACCGCCGCATGCACGATCGCCACTTGCTGCACCGCCGACAGCGACCAGTCATGCGACCAGGACGGCACCGGAGCGAGACCGATCGACGATGTCGACCAGGACACGGCACGGGTCAGCTGCGCTGGCCGTGATCGCCGGAAGAACGCCATAACCAAGGAGTCTACTTTCCTACGTCGCGTCGGTTGTGGTCTTGGTCTTCGGTCATGGTTGTGGTCTGCATTGGGGGCATGGTCTGACGGTGTTTGAGGTGTCGGTTTCGTAGATCCAGGTTGTTCCGGCGCATTGGGGGCAGTCTCTGTTCAATCGTTCGAGTCTCGCGAATGATTCTCGTTCAATTTCATTCCGGCCGCCGCCCCATTCGGGGCGGCCGGATAGATACTTACAGGATCTAGAGGACATCCGATGTCCTCTAGGTGCGAGCTGGGAGTTCTCTCTCGCTGCACGGACGCTTCTCGCCGCGACACGCTCCCACGCCCAGCGGTAGCGGTTGGTGCGCCGTCGACACCACCGCCCTGTCACGGGGTCGCGGGTGGGGGCGCTGCGTTCCACTCGCAGCCAGCCTGCCTGCTCGAGTTCGTGGATGAGCCGGCGCACGTGCCGTTCGCTCATGTCGAGCCTCGCTGCGATCGTCGCCTGTGAGGGCCACGACGCGGACATCGTTTCGTCGTGGAACTCCCACAACACTCTCGTCGCGAACGTCGCCGCCGCGTGTGACACCCGTGGATCTGCGCACAGGCGGTTGATGAACCGGAGCCTGGGCCCGGTTTTGGTTGCGGTGGTGGTCACTGCCGGAACCTCCTCACGCACTCTCAACGTCATGCCGGTCGATCATTTTTCGGGGCACTAGCAAGCAATCCAGCCGCGATGCTGCTAGCGTTGTCGTCGAGGACACTCCTCTCCCTCACACACTCCGGTGCGGCCCCCTCAGCGAGGGGGCCGTGCTGTGTCTGGCCACGCTCAGCACGAGCACGCAACTGGCGGATGGCGTCATCGCGGCGGGCGTGGTAGCTGGACATCACCTCACCACCCCAAACCCCGACACGCACATCGTGCACGACCGCGTACTGCAGGCACGGCTCCCGCACCGGACACGCAGCGCAGATCGCCTTCGCAGCCGCAGCGGTGTCGCCCCTCTCGGGGAACCACCAATCGGTTGGCAACCCCTTGCACGCCGCGTGCTC